AACAACTGATACTTAGCAGCAGTTGCGATAGACTTCTCAAGAACGATAAACAAGCGACGAACGTTGATACGGTCAAACGCAGATGGTTTAGCAAGAAGAGTCTTATCACCGAACAGAACAGTACCTTGACCTGGGAAAGTAACAACTGGGTTAACAGAGTTACGATATAGTTGGTCACGCATTGTTTGGTTAGGGTTAGTAGATAGACGAACAACGTTCTTGATCTGACCACGGTTTAGACCACCTGGAGACCACCATGGGTCGTTAGTGTAGTCAGTACGAGCGCATAGACCAGCGATATCGCCGTTTAGAGGAACCCAACGATACACGTCGTTATAACGGTCATATTGGTACTTGTAACCAGAATCCATTACAGTATAAGAGTTAGAACTTAACTCATTACGGTATTCGATAATCTTGTTAACAGTAGTAGAACCGTCGCCGATTAGAACTTCACCAGTATCTGGATCTTCTGGAGAGATGAACACAACAGCGTCTAAACGCGATAAAGCAACGTTATCAATGATATAGTTAGCAACGTTTGAATTTGCCTTACCAGCCATGATTAGGTTGACGTCATATAATGTGCCGTTAGAGAACAACTCATATGCTTCCATACGCTGAGCATCAGTTGCAGAAGCGTCATCATAACCACCAGATAGAGACTGAGTTAGAGGAGCAGTCATAGACTTGAACATAGTTCCAGCCATTACAGTACCCCAGTTAGAAGTAGCTACACCGCCAACAATTTGATCAGTGTGATCCATCCACCATAGCCACTCAGAGCGACCGTTGATAACATCTTTGTAGTAGTTGTTAGTACCGTCTGGTTTCTTATTATCAGAAGCCTTAGAAACGAAAGCATATTTTTCTAGAACAGAGTTTTCAACGCCAGAGATATAACCCTTTTCGTCGATAACGATAATGTGCATTTCGTCGTTAGAACCACCGATAACTGCAGCGCCTTCAGAAGTTCCTGGTGCAGCGTCGAACTCGTCTTTGTACAACCAAGTAGAATATGTTGCAGAGTCAGCCATGGAAACTTTTAGAGAGTTACCTAGTTTTCCTGGATACTTAGCAGCCCACTCTCCAACAACACCGCCACCATTAAAGTATTGAGAAGAGTAATATTGTGGGTTATAAATTGCAACACCTTGCTTCAATAGGTTTGCGGAAACGTAAGCAACCTGACCACCAATACCAACGTTTGGTGGGTCTTGTACGACGATGGTTGGCTCTGAGTTGAAACCAGTACCACCATTAACAACAGTTACACTGTAAAGATTAGAAGGGCCAACAGTAACATCACCGATTGTTGCTGCAGTGAAACCAACGCCTTCACCACCACCTGTTAGAGTGATCGTTGGGGCCATGTGATAGCTTTCACCTGGGTTTGTGATTGTAATGGACTCAATGCTAGATGCACCGATTGTTGCTTGGATATTAGCGCCAAGACCAGTACCATCAGTAATAACAACGTTAGGTGCAGAAATATAACCAGAACCAGCATCATCAATTACAATAGCAGTGATTACACCACCAACAACAGTCGCGTGGGCAGCTGGAGTTGTAAAAGAAGTTGCAGTAGTACCACCAGTAAACGACACAGTTGGAGTTGCAGAATAACCAGTACCACCGTTTTGAATTATGAAACCAGTTACACCAGATCCAGATAAGTTTGCAATAGCAGTTGCGTCTTTACCAGAATCACCTTGTGCAGTAACAATAGAAACGTTTGGAGCTGTTGTGTAACCAGCTCCTGGAGTGGCCACGGCGATAGCAGTTAAAGAACCACCCTTTAGAACAGCTTCTAAAACCGCAGGGACTGACCCTTCTTCTTGCGCAGATTCAAGGATAACTGCAGTTGCAGTAGCACCAGAACCAGAACTGCTAACAAAAGAAACTACTGGAGTTTCGTAATTGCCACCACCGCGAGTAACTTGAATAGAAACAACAGCTCCATTTAGAACAGTTGCTTGGGCTTCAGCGAAATCGCCATCGCCTGTAGAGTCTTCAATAACTACTGTTGGGGCTGAAGTATATCCAGAACCACCATTTGTAACTGTAATAGAAGAAACGATTTTCTTAGTATAAACTGTTACAGTTGGTGGAGTTGCTGTTGAAACGAAACCAGCACCAGCGTTGTCAATGTCGACGGAAATAATACCACCAGAAGGCTGAACAACAGCGTTCTTCATGTTAGTAGTCTTCTGACGTACTGTTAGAATATTATTAGAATATGACAGGAAGTTAGCAGCGGTAAACCAAGACTGGAAGTTTGAATTGTTCGGTGCGCCGAAACGACGAACTAACTCATCTTCAGATGTAATTGTAATTGGTTCTAGTACAGGACCCCAGTCGAACTGACCAGCAAACGCACCAATAGAAGTGGCTACGGCAGGAACGATAGAGGTAAAGTCTTTTTCTACGACTGCAACGCCTGGAGATAATTGAAACGGCATTGTTGTTCTCCTTGTTTAATAAAGATTACCTAGACAAAAACTGTCTACGAATTTATTTAGTTTTTACGAGTTTTCACTCAAAAATTCAAAGGATCGGCTTCAGGATTACCGTCATCGTAGAAACCAAATGGTGTTAGATCTTCTTCGATAGCTTTCATCTGCTTTTCATACATAATTTTACGCATATTAATGTTATTTAGTTCTTTAAAATATGGCTGGGTTGTCAACCACCCGAATAGAACCAAAGGCATAACCAAGTCATCATGATACCCTTCGTCGGCTTCATAAGAGCCACGTTTTTCAATAAATGTAGAGATTTCAGAGATAGTGTCTGGGTCTGTGATTAGTAGCTTATCCTCTTCAACCATAGCTTTGAAGTTATGACATCCAATTCTCTTAATACGTTTATCAGTGGTGACCCCTAATTGAGATTTACTACCACCAAATCCACCACCAATAGTCTGCACTCCATTTGCTCTTGAGACCATAAGAATGTTCTCATATTCTAGTTCTTGGTGCATAATCTGGGCAACTTGATCGGACATATTAGTTTCGATCAAGATAAATGCGTTATTATACTCTGATGCAACTTTGAAAATCACAGAAGGGAATAGCAACGGGGTGATATCATTTCTCTTATATTTAGCAACTATACGATATGGAGATTCTGTAATATCAATTATCTGGATAGTTGAAGAGTCACCCTCAACGCCAGCAGCAACATCAATAATACCACAATATGTGTGGTTCTTCTGAGGTCTCTCGAATACGTCTAAACCGTCTTTTTGTAGGATAGGTTGATCAACCGACATCTTAGCGATAACGTCTGCTCGGATTAGGGTTAAGCTAGAACCTAAGAAGTTACATAGAACCTCTTGGTTAAATTTGAGCTCGCCAAGCATACGTTTCTGTTCTTCAGCCCACGCTGCATCACGACCTGGGATTTCCCAGTAAGGGATAAACAATGGAACGAAACCGTTACGGTCGTTCTCAGCATCATTCCAGAATCTCCAGAAGTGGTTGTAACCTAGTGGTGTTGAAGATAGTAGAATCTTAGTTGTTTGGCCAGCAGAAATAGTTGGGTAAACCGCAGTGAAGAATTCTTCGGCAACGTTATTTGGAATAATCGCAGCTTCGTCAACGTACAGCATGTTAACAGACTTACCACGAATACCAGACTTACCAGTTGCAGCAGTGAATACCTTTGAACCGTTTTCTAGTTCGATGTCACCCTTGTTCCAACCAGTAACACCTTGTTGCATCCACTTAGGTAAGTTCTCATACATCGTTTGATAACGGTCAAGAACTTCACGGGCAGCTGCAGCCTTGTTGGCCAGAATAGCAACTGTTTTGTTTTCTTGGAACAGAGTGTACCAAAGAATATACGCAGCAGAAGAAGTTGTCTTACCTTGCTGTCGACCTTCCATCAAAATAACACGTCGGTTACTGTGGATAATGTCGATCTTTTTCTTTTGACAATCGTATAACTTGAAGAGCTTTAAACCATAGTCAAGCGTAACGATGTAGCAGTAGTTTTCAATAAAATAGATCGGATCCTGCGCGCACTTAATATACTCCTGAACTTGGTCAGGAGTAAATTGAAAACTAATACCAGCAGCTTTTAAGTTCGCATTACTATTATATACTTCAGCCATAATTTATTTTATAGTTCGTCAATCCACTGTTCAGAAGTTATAGTTTGTGTTGGTATGTCGCCTTCTGCCACGTATCTAGTGGATAGAGAACCATCTGCTTGTTGAGAAAGATTAGCGTTGACTGTACCAATAACACCTTGAGTAGAAACTGGCCCAAACATAGAAACTTTCATTTGGAAGTTAATAGTGTGGATAACAAAACGTCTAGTTTGAAAATCACCTTCGTATTCATCGGATACGATAACAGAGTTTAGAACGACTGGAACATCTAACTTAACACCCATATCATCTATGGCGTTAATAGTCATTGTATATTCTGGTGTGAACCAAGGAAGAATTTGCTCGATAATTTGTAAAGCATCTTCTTGCGTTTTCGTAATAATATACAAAGACATATCAATGTTGTATGGAACTGGTGTTCTAACAAACGATGCCGAGTCGCTTTCTCCACCAACGCAAGTATTCTTTAATTGTTGCATACGGTTAATCTTACGAAGGGAGTCATAAGTGTATGCAATAATTTCAAAATATAATCTTGGTAGCGATGTAGATACGTGATTTTCTAGTGTTGGATCTTCGTCAATTCTAACTAACCACTTTTCTTTAGGTGCATAAGAAAGAGGTACTTGTAAAGTTTGGATTGTTGGTCCATTTACAGGGTCGTCCTCTTTTCTTTGAATTTTGATATTACTAAACAGTCTACCAAACCCAATGATACATTTTCTAACAACGCCATGATAAAACACACTATTGTTTAACATTAAACTTCTCCGAACGGATTATTTTCATCAAAGATTACGTTTTCAGAAACAGCTTTATCTTTGAATGCTTGGTTATCAGCGAACCCAGTTGCATCTTCGATCTGCGGGTTAACAGTAGTGTCAAAGGATTTGAGAGTCTCAAACATATCAACTTCCGGAACACCAGTATCAATTTTCTCGCTACTGTATTGGAATAGTTCAATGTCGAGTTTGTAAGTGTATAAACGACCTAATTGATAGAAAGGCTCTTGGTGTTTGACGAACTTAATTTCAAACAAACCTTTAGTCAACGGGTAATAAATTAAATCACCTTCTGTTGGTCTATTTGGAAGATATGTTGTACCTTGTACGCCAATTAAATCATTCCAACGTTTACGAGCAACAGTTAAGGTTGCAGATTGGTCCATTAATAAACCAAACTTTTGAATCATAGCACCCTGTCCAGCAAAACTCGTGATGTTATCAAAGTACATCTCGATAGGGTATGCGTGTTCGAATTTACTTAGACGGTCTTCGCCGAAGATACGGTCAGTAGATACTTGCTTTCTTGGGATGTACAAAAAGTCTTTACCATAAATCTTTAGAGACTCGATGATAAGGTCTTCAATTAAATCCTGTTCAGAAGTAGTACCCTGAGTGAAATAAGAATTTGTAGGCATTAATTACCCCATGAAGAATTCTAATGGAGCTGACTTATTTCTTAAATCGGTTTCTAACTCATCAATTTCTTTAACAGCTTCTAGGTATAACTTGTCACCATCAAGAGTTACACCGCCTGGTAATTGAATACCTGAAAACTTCTTAATGTTGACCGCCCACTGGCGTTTGAATAGAGCAGTAACATAATGCTTTAACCATGGTTCACCCCACACTTTAGTGAAGGTGGCTGGGTCTAATGCTCTGTAACCTTGGATTAAAACATAGTCGCCGAGGATAACGTCAGTTTGCCAATTAACGTCTAAACTTAATTTATTCTGTAAGCGATTAAAACGATACAATGGGTGACCGTTTAGCTCAAGGTCTAGCATGGCTAAGTGGCTCATTGTAGTTTTGTAATATACGATAGATGTAGAAGTAAGGTCGTATAAGTCGTTTAAACGAAGTTGATATTGAAGGTCAAAAATGTTTTTAGAAGAAGACGCCTGACCGATGTTTAAAACTTTAGTAACACCCCATACGTAGTCTGGCACTTCAACATATCTTTTATCATATTCGCCTAACTTTAAACCAGTCGCGCCGACAGTGCCCAAAACAGAGTTGTCGGCTAGGTCATAAATCGTCTGCCCAGGAGCCCAATCACCAGTAACGTTTTTAACTAAGACTAAATCTGCAGTGGAAATTCTACCAGACTCTTGGCAAACTTCAGCATAGCCGCCAGTGCCATTCTTAATTTTTTGAGAAATTTTAAAGGTTAGTCCAACTCCATCATTTACGCTCAATTCAGATGCATTAATCTTAGCCTTTAAGTACATTTGTTCTACACCCTCATAGTGGTATAGAACAAAGTAGTCTAGAGCTTCGTCTAATCTATCTTCTAGTTGAGAATCGTCGACGTTGATCTCGAGCACTGGTGCACCCAGCGCTCTTAATGCGTATTGTTTTAATTGTTCTCTTGACGCTACTGACATTTGGACTGTCCTAAAATAGTGATATCCAATTATTTATATATGGTATTCTTTAAGAACTCATAATGCGTTGGCATAGCCTCAATTTTAACTAACACCTCGTCCCTGTGAGCTTCCCAATCTCTGTACACGTGATCTTCGTAGTTTGGAACTTCTAGGTACTTCTTATCGTTCCAGTCGACTTTTCTAGAATATAATGGATTGTAGTTCATACCTGCTGCAATATAAACAATACCACTCATATCGTTACCGAATACGTTGAAACGGTGCACCCGTCTAGCTACATCTTCAAAATTATCAACAAGCGAAGGAATATAATCAATCATATTCTGTTGATATGTTGTTTCTGTAACATGCTTCCAGTATGGAGTATCATCTCTCATACTTAATGCATAATGCTGAGCGATGAAGTTACGGAACCCTGTAATCTGTTCATAAAACGCATAATTAAACATATCAACGTCATACTTGGTAACACTACCATTTCTCATCTTGAGGGTGTGCACCATTTTCATAATACCCTCGTGAGTTAACATTAAACCAGTAGACTCTAGTGGCTCAATGAACCCGTTAGCTAAACCAATACCAATTACGTTCTTTTCCCAAGCACGTTTGTGAACTCCGTGTTTAATCTTAATATGTTTAAATACAGCTGCGGCTGCTCTATCAGAATCTGGAATGACCATATTCTTAGACTTCAGATGATTTCTAAATTGTTCTTCAGCTTCCGCTTCGGTTGCAAATTTAGAAGAATATACATACCCAGTACCAATACGGTTCCAAAGAGGAATATTCCACACCCAACCAGATTCAATAGCTGTACAGCTTGTAACACATTCCATTTCTTTATCTTTGTCGATATATGGTATTACTGTTGCAACAGCTCTGTCATTATGTAAATGATTGCTAAAACTTTCAAATTCAACGCCCATTGCTTGCTCAAGCAATAATGATTTAAACCCAGTGCAGTCAATAAATAAGTCTGCGTGAATTTCTCCAAGAGTATCTGTCTCTACACACTTCAACGACCCGTCATCGTTTTTCTTAAATCCAGTAACGTTAGACTTTAAGTGGGTCATTCCTGCAGGTAGGCAGATTTTATCGCGCAAGTAATTGCCGAACAAAGTAGCATCCATATGATATGCTGTGTCCAACCTAAAATCAAAACCGCGCAATTCATGGTTTTCATTCTTAGTCATTTTGTTTCTGTCAGTCATCAAAACTGCGTCGTGATAAAACTCAGAAAAATTATGCGGGTCAATTTGAGGGTTTCTGGCTTTATAGATAAACCAATCCATGATGCCTCTAGGTTTATCTGTGAAGTCGAATATACCAAATGGGTAGTGGAACACGTGACCATCTTTTTCGCCGACTGGATTTTCTCTGAAGTTAATAAACTTGATAGAAGTCTTGTAAGTCGCGTTACAATCTTTCATCCAATCTTCGTCTTTTAGGGAGATCAGATGAAGGTACTCGTTGATGTGCCCGATTGTACTCTCGCCAACACCGATAGTTGGTACATTTGGTGATTCTACTAAGGCGACTTCTAATTCTGGACATTGTCTAACAAGCGCTGCAGCGGTCATCCATCCAGAAGAACCCCCTCCAACAATTAATACTGTTCTAATTTTTTGAGTCATTACATCACTTTCCTTAATTGTAAAGCAGAATCTATATCTTCAAATCCAAAAGTTCTTTCGCACTCGTGACAGTCCCAACACTGGTTTCTGCAAGAAGTTAAAAGTTTCTCTAAACGTTTACCCTTATCGGTAGACCAAATTCCAGAGTATCCTTTATACGTTGTTTTGTAATCGCTAGTTGTATAACGTGTATCAATCCATCCTGGAATCCAAGCGTGAATAGGTAATAGTTTATTTTTGATAACATCTTCAAAATTATCAGCGTAAACCGTTTCACCAACCTTAGAAATAACTTGTGTAAACTTCTCGTCGTTATCGTAGAACCATACGGCTTTCATGTGTGGAATAACGTCTGGTGTGAAAACAGGAGACGTTAATCTACCAGAGATCTTAAAAATGTCTGTCAGCTCTGCAAACTTTTCGAATGTTTCTACGTTTGATGCGATAAGGTCAATACCAGAACGTGGTAATTGCGCGAAGTTTTTAGAACCTCTCCAACCATTACATGTTAGGTTAGCGATACCCTTAAAATAGTCAGTACCGATAACTTCGCCAACGGAGTCGTGTTCTTTCTTAAACGGGCAGCTGTATACGCAAGACTCTGCGACTAATAGAGAAGTCAATAGTTTCTTAGCTGGGTTTTTACTATTCAAATAATTCTGAGCTTCGCGGATTCTACGAAGTTCCTTGATATTTCTATTGAGGCTTCGATCTAGAAGGATAGTATTGTAACCTAGATACGCGAAATCGATTAGCTGTTGAGCGTCGGCACAAATTTGGTTTACGGTAGACTTCCATCTCATATCAGGGCATCTAGCTTGTAGTTCGCCTGTGCGCATAATATGAGTAGAAGACATAGTACAACTACGAAGACCTCTATCATAATACCCGCCGATCCAATCTACGAATTGTTTTCTAACATCGTGATCAAAGATTACTTCGTGTGGTACTTCTACTGTATTGAATGTAAGAGAAATTTCGATACCAAGTTCTTCTTGTATCTTGAACAGGTATTCAATTTGTTCATCGCTTGCTTCAACACCCATCGGGTTTCCGCATCGCTTCTGTTGCCCGTTGTATTCGTAATAGAAATATTTACCGAAGTAAATGTCATGGATGCTTTTAATGTATGAAGCATCTGCATTCTTCATCATTGTATAGAACGCAGATGCGTATTCCCCGTGAAAACGATCAAAGTGCGCAATAGAAAAACGTTTTTCATAATTTACCATAATGTCTCTCAAGAGTTTATATAATGTATTTATTGCTGGTTTTTAGCAGCTTCGGCTTGTCTCTGTTCCCAGTCAGCTTTGATATGTTCGTACACTTTTTGTGGATTATCCTTAGGAATAGCTTCCTTCACGGCAGCCACGTGAGATGCCCATGGCCCAGTTGCGGAAATTGCACCTGTTGTGGCAAGTTCCTTAAACATCATGTCCATCTGTTCACCAACAGATTTGTATGCAATTGCTCTAGCGACTTTGTATGCATTTTCTGCAAAGCCTGGCTGTTTCACAGGGTCAAATTTTTCAATAGTACCATCTTCTTTGTATGTATCAGAAGTTGTAGTATCTTCTGGAACATCAGTCCAAAAGAAATCATCAGTTACCTCAAACTCTTCCCCTGGATGTTTTACTTCGCAAATTCTACCATTTTCTAACTTTGAAATTAATGCTCTTTTCATTTTTATCTATACTCCCAAATAAATACTGCACCAGGTCTTCCAGAGCTACCAGCGTAGTTGTTATTAGTTCTTCCACCAGTCCCACCAGTTCCTGGTGAAGCTGGACCAATTAATCCTCCGCCGTTGGCTCTATTACACCCTGGCGCGCCACCGAAATAACTATCTCCACCTCTTCCGATTGCCCCATCACTCAGACTGTTTCCATGACCAGTACCAGAACCTCCCCCAAGGTTAATATCTCCATTGGAACCAAACCCACCAACGCCACCAGTATGACTGTAGTTTCTATTTGCACCATAACCTCCTGATGCAGAAACATAAGACCCAAAAGATGAAGTTCCTCCATCGCCCCCAGCCGCATAGTAACCAGTATTACCACCTGAACCACCAACGGTTACTGTAACGCTCGATACGCTGGATACGTCGATCATCTTCTCAGCATAGCCACCTGCTCCACCAGATTCGCAGTAACCTGCGGCTCCACCGCCACCACCGACAATTCTGACTAAGACTTTAGTGCAGTTAGTCGGTTTATACCAAGTCCAAGATCCAGCAATAGTATATTCTTTAACAGATATCAAAGATCCTGTATCTGTGTCTGTACCATACTTAGTTGTTTGAATAGAACCATCGTTATATGTGATTCCACTAGAATCCATCGTTACAGGCATTAATTATCTCCAAATTCTTGTTCATACAGGCTGATTAGCCTAGATCTTATGTGGTTATATGGAATTAGATATTCTCTGTTTGGAAAATTTTCATTATCATGCTCGACGTAATATTCAGGGCAGATATTCTTAATTTCATCTAACGATATCTCCCCACGGCTATAATTATCCAAGTCTCTCAACAATAAATTAATCATATCGGACACTGGTGCATATGGAACTGAAGATAGTTCCTTGAATCTCTTTATATATTGAATGCGCTCTGGGATATAGTCTTCTCCCCTTGGTCTAGAGTCTTCTGGTTGGATACCTTCTAGTACAGGTTGAATCTCAATTTCTTGAACCGCCTGTTCGAGAACAATATCTCCTGGAAGAGGGACTGGAATAAAATTATCTGACATATAGTTCTACTCTCATTGATCTATTGTAGCCACCGCGATTGTTACAGCAAGAAATTGCATCGCCTGCAGAATAGCTGTTGTAACTCATACCAATACCACCGCTGACGTCGTCAGAACCTGTGTAACCATTAGGGTATAATCCTCCACCATTTTCATTCCAACCAAAGCCCCATCTACAATTCATATTGTCGGTCCAATTATAACCATAGAAACGAATATCGTTCTGCGTCGCCCAGATACCACTGCCCCATCCGCAGTAATTTAAAGCGTCTTGGAAGAATCTACGGTTGACGTTTGCCCATAACCAAATTGGTGTAACTCTGGAACCACCATAGAAATCATTTTGTAACCAAACCCAGTTGTTCTGGTTTCTAATACAACCACCCTCGCCGATGTCCGGCCAAACTGCCATCATATCTTTAGCGGAGAAATAATTCATTACGTGAGATTTGGCATCACCGTCATCTCGGTTTAAAGCGTTGCCTGTATTTAGAGTGTTGGCCCCAGTCCAGTGCCCTGACCCATAGGCGAACGTGGTTCCTCTAGTGGCTTTTAGCATTAACATCCATCCACCACCGTCCCATTTATTGTTCATTAAACAATACACTTGGGTCGCTCCTACTGTTGGTAAGTTAATCCAGTAGATACCATCAGATGATTCTGGATGAGCAGCTTTAATCGCTGCGGCTGAAGATGCAGCTAATGCTGAAGTGGAACCTAATTTACCAGCAGAACCTGCGTATGAATACACGACAACGATACCAGATTCACCGTAAGCAGCACTACCTCCGCCACCATCATTAGTTCTTCCACCTGGCCCGCCTGTTCCTGGTGCGCCGTTGTACAGTTTAGTAGAAGTAGAAGCTCTAGTAACAGTGGCGCTACCGCCGAAATATGAAGATCCACCTGTACCTGCAGGGAAATGTCCACCGCCATTAGTATGACCAGTACCATCTCCACCGTGCAAGTTCAAGTCACCCTTTGATCCAACACCTCCGTGCCCACCAGTATGACTGTAGTTTCTATTTGCACCATAACCTCCTGATGCAGAAACATAAGACCCAAAAGATGAAGTTCCTCCATCGCCAGCTGAAGTATAATAACCAACGCTATTACCGCCACCACCAACGCTAACATAAACAGAAGATGTAGATGTTACATCAATTACTTTCTCAGCATAGCCACCTGCTCCACCAGATTCGCAGTAACCTGCGGCTCCACCACCGCCACCCTGAACTTTTACTAAGACTTTTTCGCACCCTGATGGTTTATACCAAGTGCCGCTACCTGTAAAAGTTTGAATATCAATAAGGTATCCGTTGTCGTCTGCTGGACCATACTTAGAAGTTTGTGTTGTTCCATCGTTAAAAGTGAAACCTGTATCAGTTAAAACTGTAGTCATTCTTTTACCTTAAGTATAATTATATACAATGACGATTCCTGGTCCACCGTAAGAGCCAGCCCAAGACTGCATAGCTCCGCCTGGGCCACCAGCGCCAGGTGCGGTATAACCTAAATTAGAAGTATTTGTACTATGCGATGCTTTATAACCAGAACCAAAGAAACTTTTTCCGCCAGTACCAACAGCTTCTCTACCACCAGTGTTTCCGTGGCCTGTGCCCCCGCCACACTTAATATTTAAATTTCCACCAGAACCAATACCGCTGTGCCCACCAGTGTGGCTAGCATTTCTGTTTGCGCCATATCCACCTGTAGCTGAACAGTAGCTACCGAAAGAAGAAGATCCACCATCACCCGCTGCTGAATAATAACCAGTGTTGGCACCGCCAGCGCCAACTGTAACCGTCACTGATGAAATTGATGTTACATCCAATAAACGCTCTGAATAACCTCCTGCGCCGCCAGATTCGCAAAAGCTACAACCACCACCACCTGCACCTTGAACTTGTATCAAAATTTTAGTGCAGTCTGCGGGTTTCGTCCACGTATATGTACCTGCTGTATTCCAAGAGTTAATGCTAATCAGCTTCCCCATGTTTCGGGAAGCTGTTGTATTTTCAGTCGAGTTGCTGAA